ACCTGAACTGCCGCTAATTACTACGTGCTCCAAAATATTGACTCTAAAATTTAATCCGCTTACATCTACCGGTGTTGTGCCGGCCGAATCTGCATAATAGTAGAGTGTAAAATCTGCAGTCCTGCTGTAGCTCGCTTGGCCTGGATGACCTACATTCTTCATGTCGCTTTTTACAATTTTTACGTAAATCGTAGGCAGCAAAGATACCTTAACATTTCCTATATCAGAGGCAAAAGAATTGTAAACTGTGTAATCAAAGTTATCTATTTGGGAAACTACTCCTGCAGGAGCACTGTAAACAAACGTACCATCCCCATTTATTTGAACGGATCCGCCCAAGGCTGTTGGTTTTGTCTCTGCTGTTGTCAATAGTGGGTAACTCACGCCGTCTGGAACGTAATCGTTTAAAATCAATTTAGGCAGTGTATAACTCCCATCTACATTGAGAGTCTGAGCCGATAGCACTTGATAATTATCATCAACCGCCACCGGGTTTTTCTTAGATCCAACATGTAGATATACGGTTGCTGAACTTTGGGCCCCTAAATTATCCTCTATCGTATAATCGAAACTGTCAACACCTAAAAAACCCTGAGCCGGCGTATAACTAAAAACACCTGAGTTATTAATGTTTATTACAATTCCTTGAGCAGTTGTAATAGTAGGCGTTATTAGAGTGAATGTAAAATCATCAACATCATTGCTAAATATAGATGTAGAAGTAAATGGCTCCCCTTGCCATACGTTGAAATTATCATCATTGGCCACCGGTGGCAAGTTAGCTGACAAAACCTCTACCCCAAAGCTCGCCACATTAGATACTTCACTCCAATTGTCTTTGGCTTGAATTGTAAAAAAATCTAAACCTTCAAAATTAGCATTTGGCGTATACTTTAACTCTGAATAACTTAATATTTCTAGCGTTCCATTTGCGGGCGGATAAATAACATACAAATCGGTTATTGTACCATCTGAATCCGTCACTGTAATAGGAAGATTTTTAGGTATGTTTTTGTAAGTCTGAAAAACGGTTCCGCTGTCAATATGCGGCGGCTCGTTGTCTACTAAATTTGTAAAAACGTCATACTTTAACTCCAGCTCTACCATACAAGTTAACATGTTGAATGTGGCTTTATCTACTATGCCGGTTCCTAATACCGTTTTTATACTATCGTTAGGATCGAATAGATCCGCACAATCTACAGGCACCGATATTTTAGCGCCTTTTTTTAATGGTTTGGTGCTGTTAAAATTGATTTCATCGTTTAAATAAACGCCCTTATTTACTGGCCTGTAGTAGTATTGAAATGAATTTATTAATGATTTCCATGATAAAGAATCATTCAACCTCTGGTCTGAGATTAAATAATACTCATTTGCTATTTTTCGAGTAGCCATAATTACAAAACCCGCATCTTCTACCGTGTTACTATCTGAATCTGGGTTATCGATCGCCAATTGAACATCTGTTGTAAACTCATCAACTAAATAGTTTTTCTCATCTGACTTTCCGGCAACGGTGCAACCTATAGAATAATCTATCGTCCCGTTGTACAAGTCGCCAAAACTCTGCTCTTTAAATCTCCATACTTCTCTATTGGGTATGCTGTCAACATCATAGGTGTATCTTTTCATCCCCACTGTATAGCGTGAATATTTTGGCTGAGTCAAATCCATTCCGTTGAATCTTGAAAACCAACTCACATGCTCCAATCTAAAAACTCCATTCTCTACACTGTAAAAAACATTAAACATAAAGTTTAATGTTTCCATAAGTTTCTCAAAGTTAATATCCGCCCTCGAAGAGTTGTTTACAACATCAGGCCTCTTTACGTCGGCTTTTTGAAATATAACCAACTGATTAACAAAAGAGGCTTTGTTTGTCACGTAATTTATTGCATTTGGATTTTCTGGGTTTATCTGAAAAAAATCAGAAACAACCTGCATTCCTGGACATATCTCATTAAGCATATAAACCAAAAGACTATTAAGTAACCTTCCATTGTCAATACTTTGCGTGGTATTATCATAACCAACAATCTTACACGTCATTCCGTTACTGTTTCCGTCAGGTTCTCCATAGACTTGACAATCATAAAGCGTAACGGATTTTGCGTATTTTTCTGTACCCGAAATGCAGGATTCTATTAGTTTCCAGTCTGGGGGAACAATAGTTCCACAAGGCACGGTAATAACCTCTCTGGCCCAGGAATTAGCCACGGAGTAATGATTGCCATCAGGGCTGTTTGTCGTCCACTTATAAAGAGTCCAGTTTCCCTCATCCGGTTGACCGGTGCCACACCAATAATCTGAAGGCTGAGGGCTACTTGAAACACGCGTACAATTTTTATACTCTATAACCCCGCTTGGCGAACTTAATTTAACCGTAATAGCCGGATTAATAGCTTGTAATATATTTATTTTTACGCTTTTATTGTCTTGCAAACATTTATCCGGTGTACTTTTTTCAAACTTCAAAATAACACGACATAAATCATCATCCCATTCCGCTTCTGAAAGCTTAAAAAACCCATCATATAAAACGACTTCTGAGCCTTCGCAGATTCTTATAACTTTCAATTGCTGTTTAGAACACAAATAAATTGATTGCTCTATGGTTTTAAGCCTCATATAAGCCTCTCCAATGAATGTTATTTTTCCCTGGAATTGCTTGGAATAAAAATATTTTCCATCATCCTCCTGTTCGTACGAAATAGTAAAATCACTCTCTCCCAATGGGGAAACCTGTATAGTGCCAAATCTATCTGTAAGTAGATATTTGTACTGATTTTTTATAATCATTTTTTCTTAATTTTCGTTACCCTTGTTCCCTTTCTAACAATATAATGCGTTGAGTCCTCGGAATGCTGTTCGTCTTCTTTTTTTCGGCTTGCCAGGTAGGATATATTTTCGTCTATACTGGAAAAATCGTAAGATGGCCCCGCCGAAATCGAAAAATTATTAACCGTCGCTTTTAAGTACTCCCCATCTTTAACCGACTGATGTACGTCGTCATTTGCAAAAGATATTCCCAGAGCGTCCATTATTCCAATAGCTGAAAGCTCAGCAAAAGAAAGCTTATTTAAAGACCCATTATTAAAGGCTTCTAAAAATCCAGGATACTTCTCTGCTACTTTCTTTTTTACAACAAATTCTCCAGCCTCTAACTCTGTAACGTCACCACTGTCCGATACATATTTTTTACCCCCCTGAGCGTGGCTATATCCATCAATCCAGCCCCCTTCTCCGTATTGTTGACCTCCTTTAATAGCCTGGAACGCCTTGGCCTTAGTAATGGCAAAAGCGCCGAACATCGTACCGATAAGAGCAATGGCCAACGGGACCCCAACAAAAGGAATTGAAGAAAGAGAGTTAAATATATTGGTGGCCGATGTAATCATATTTACCAGCTGCACTGCTGTATCTACTGCCATCTGGGCTTTTTTAATTTCCTCCTGCTTTTTTACCATTTCTTTTTGCTGCCGGATCTCCTCATCCCTCTGTGCTTTCTTCTGCTCTAACTCTTTTTGGATATTTTCGTAGTTATTGGCCAGACCTTGGTCCCTCAGTTCTTTTTCCTTGTCTAATTGGCCCTCCAGATCGTCGATTTCTCCGTTTATCTGGTCTATAGTTTCCTGCTTTTTATCAATTTGTCTCTGGTATTGTTCTACTAGGCCATCTGTTATTTGAGAGATATTATTAAGCAAATCGCCTGCAGCTTGTTTTATAGAGTCCATCTGTTCGCCACTCCATCCCGAGCCTATTCCGAGCCATTCCATCATATCAAAGGTTTTACCTTTTTTTGATTCCTCGGCTATCGCATCCTTTATTTTTTTTACTTTTAATCGTGCCTGCAAAACGGCTAATTCATCCTGATCTATTCCGCTATTTAAAATTAAATTTAACTGAGCTTCCGCGGCTTGCTTTTGAACCTCCAACAAAGCTAATTGGTGCTGTGCCTCTTGTTTTTCAGTTTTTTGTCCTGTTTTTTGCGCAAGCTCCAGCATTATTTCAGCTTTTTCTAATTGATTATCTAGCTCTTTTTGATCGTATTTTAGATTCAGTGCTTTCTTTTTTTCCTCCAGATCTTTTGTTGTTTTTTCTACTAAATACTCTCTCAAAGCATAATCATTTTTAAAACGATCTCGTATGTTAGCTTTAGACTCTTCAGCTTCCAACTCCAAAGAATTCATTTCGTTATCTCTGCCCTCCTTGTTAAGATCATTCATTATTTTAAGACTCTCAAGCTTTATGGCAGCGATATTTTTAGCTCTACGGTCCCATACTTCTTTCTCTCTGATCTCCGCATTGTGCAAAATATAAAACTCTAACACAGCCTGCCTTTCCTTAGCTTCCAAGGTGGTTGCATTATCCTTTTTTAAATCAGCTAATCTGTTTTCTGCCTCGGCATGAATAGCATCTGCCTCTCTTATAAATTCATCGCCAAATTCGTTTGTTTCACCGATATTATATACTGCTAATTTTCGAATCTCAGCCTGATATTTATCGATCAAATCTAAATTTCTCTTTCTTTCGGCTTCAGCTTTTTGTGCCTCTTGTTTTCTTTTTTGCTCTGCTGCCTTTGCGTCTGCCTCTGCTTTCTTTCTGGCCGCCTCCGCCTTTCGCTGATTTTCTGCATACCTTTTATCCTGGTCATCCTCCATTTTCTTTTGAACCTCATCTGTATCATCCCTCATTTTTTTCTTTAAAGAAATTTCACGCTTATACAAATCCTGCTGTTGTTTATAAACATCCTCTCCTCTGTTTTTTCGACGATCTAAATCACGCTGAGCGGCTTTTATTTCTGCCTCTTCTTTTTCATTTAAATATTTTTGTTGATTTCTTAATTGTTGGCGATTGAATCCGGTTTGGAAATTCGCCGTAAGATTCAAACCATTTTTCAAGACCTCAAAGGCCCCTTTAAAATCTCCTGCTAACACTTTCATCCAAGCATTTACCGGAGTTATCAATGCTTTTACAATAGCCTCTCCAGCTCCGAAAACGTAGCTTTTTAGCGTGTCAAACATTTTACCAATACTTTGTCCGGCTGGTAATAATTTCTGCATAGCGTCTTTTAATTCATCCCAATACTCAACCAAAGCAGCTACAGCCGTTATTACCAATCCGATACCCAAAGCTTTTAACGCAAACCCCAAAACTCCAGCTGCTATACTTGAGGCCGTCATAGCTGTTGTTTGCGCGCCCTGTGCAGCAACGTTATTGGTAGCGGTTGCAGCCGAGCTGGTTTGAGCTGCTGCCAGTGAGTTTGTAGTAGAAGCCGCCACCGCTGTTGCAGCTGTATTGGCTACTGACGCCTCTGTTTGCGCTGTTGTGGCTGCAGTATCTGCAATAGTGGCCGCGGTGCTAGAAATTTGGGCCGCCGTATCGGTTGCTGATGCGGCGGCGGCGGCGGCATCGGCCGCTGCTCCGGCCTGTGTTATCGATGCATCCGCTGTTGCCGCCGCTGTTGCCGCCAGCTGTGCTGCTGTTTCTGCATTGAGTGCAATTGTATGTACATTGTTAGCATTTGTCTGTAAAGTTGTGCTTTGGGCTTCCGTTGATCTGGCGCCGCTGGTAAACAAAATGGATGCGGCGTTTTCTTTGTTGAAAATCTCTAAAGTAGCCTGTAACCCCTGAAGGATGGCCATGGCAGACATCACCCGTGTTAACACCTCGTTCATTTCCTCATTTTCGCCGGCAAATAAAGCTACTGCCCCCTGAGCAGCAGTAAAAGCGCCTACCATACCATTTGCTACACTTACATAAGCCTCCAGGCGCCCGGATCTTTTCGCCATAGTATCCACGCTGGCGTCTACCTCTTGGATAGTCTGGCGCATGCGAATAGCCTCCGCCTGAAGGTCTCTAAATTCCTGTGTATCCCGTTGGCCCGCTAACGCTAGCTCATACATCCTATCCTCCAACTCTCCTAACCGTGTAGTAAGCGGCTGTAACTCCCCGTAAACCTGTTCAAATGTAGAGCCTACCGTAACCTGCCCCTGGGTTAACTCTGATACGGCTCTGTTAGCATTCTGAATATTCCCTACGAGTTCCCGGCTGACTGATTGGTACTGACTCAGAGAGGAACTATTTTGATCTAACAAAGCCTGTTCCTCCAAAAGCGACTGCCTGGCAGCGCCTAAATCTCCCTCGTTGGCTGTTCTTTCCGCACCTGGCGCCTGTCCTGCGAGTTGTGTTTCCATTTGCGCAATATCCGCGTTTAACTGTGCGATATTCTGCCGGGATTGCTTAACTGCATTATCAAAAAATGCAACCTGTTGGTTTAATTCTGCTTGAATGCCCGGGAATCCCTGTTGCATTTCGCGGATAGCTAATTCAAGCTCCTGAATCGCTCCCTGTTCCACCTCGATACCTATCCGCTTATTGATTTCAATTTGCTGGAGCTTTGCTTTAAACTCGTTGACTTTTGCCAGAACCGAATTAGTATTAATATTCCTTTCGTTAAACGCGTTGCTTACGCCTTCCTGTACTCGTCTTGATACTGATATTACATCATTCAAGTTTCCAGTAACAGGCTGGATCCTCCTTTCTAAATCCTGAGCAGCCCGGCCCCCATTTGCAAAGCCAGTAGATATTTCTCTACTGGCTTCTGTTGCAACTTGCCCGGTTTGTTCTATTAGCTCAATAGCTTGATTTATTGGGTTTAGCAGCTGTTCTGCATTAACCCCTATGGGAATTTGATAATTAGCCATTATTTTCTTTTTTGTTTTTTATATTCTTCTATAGCCTCCTTTTGTTTTTCTCTCCAAACATCGTAATAAAACCAAAATTCAGTCAAACAATCCATTCTTTTAATCTCATTGTATCGTGTAATATCTCCTTCCGCCATGTTGAGCCATAGTTTCTGCCATGTTTTTTTGTGCTCTTGAATCTGGTAAAAAATAGGTCTTTCGGAAGCACTCAGTTCTGTAATTTTAGTTTTTACGGTTTTCTTTTGTCTACCGCCTCCGAAATGATTAGGCGCATTTCGTTGTAGATTCTGAAAAAGCCACTTACAGTACTGAGTGCCTGCGTAAAAAAACCATTTACCTCATATTCATTTTCCCATTCTGAAATTTTCCTGCTTATCATATCTTCATTGATTTCGCCCCGATCCTCATCATCAGTATTCATAAACAAGGCACACATTTTTAACAAAACATGTTCTTTTTCCGCAACGTTAACAAGGCCCATTAAGAGGTTATTAATCTTTACAGCAGCATCAGCATTTTTCACTTTATTAAGATCCTCGTAAGCCTCTTTCAGTGTGTTAACCATAGACTCAAAGGATATACTAAAACCAGCCTCTTTTTCATAAATCTGATACTGATGAAATCGTGCTATACTTAACCTAGTCTCAATGTGATAGGTCTTGCCATTAGCGACAAAACTCTTTTGTGTGGGATCTAATTGTTTTAACTCAATAGCCATAATTAAAATATTGTTTTTTCAGTTGTTAATTCAAAAGCGTAATAATAGTTAGAATTCGAGCCTACGCAAACTCGGTACATAACGGAATTTTCATCTATCAAAAAAGCCGTAACAATGCCTTTATTTTGGTCCGGATCTGTAATCACATATACCATGTCCTTAATCTTATACTCTATCTCTATGTGTAATCTTGTCATTGAAATGTGTTTTGGTGAAATTTCGAAATGAAATTAGTTATTAATATAGTCACTGAAACGAAAATAAACCAGTTTAAAAGACTATGATCACTAAATCCGTAATCAGGTATTAAAAAATAAATTAAGCGCCAAAATGGGGCGCTTTCGTTTAAATTAGACGAAACCCAATTTAAACCATAAGTCCAGGCGGCCACTTGACCGGCAAAGCAGAGCTCACAGCCCCATATTGGCTTGTAAAACCATTTCCCGGAAAAGCGGGCGCCGAACTGAAACCACCAGCTTAACACCTCCTGATGAGCTAATACTAATTTGTAGCTAACGGCCAAAGCCGCGATTAAAAAGCTGTATAATATAAAATTTTCCATAATTAACACTGTTTTGGGTTTAAGTTTATTGTGCCAGCACACGAGCTGATAAATGATAAGTTTAAATCTATGGCGAAAAATTCAAAAGGAGGTCTCAGATATTGCGTTATTACTTCATCATAAGTATAACGTGAAAAAATTGATGGCTCCTGACGAAATGCCCTAGGTGTAACCTTTAGATTTATAAAAATATCTGAATTTACATTTCCTGAAAGCTTATTTACTATTTCATCATAAGCAAGCTTTGTAATTTCCGCGTAAGTATCCCCCACGCTTCTATTTTTATTCATCCAGCAAATTAAAAGAACGGATCCCCGGTACATTTTACGCCCGCCGCTCAGCTGCCGAGTCATTTGTAAAGTACCGTTTTCTTCAAAATAGATCAATCCTTTTTTATTGCTGTCAGGAATCAGCGCCTGTTCAGGTCCTGATTCACATCTTTGAATATTAGTGTCATAACTCACCGGCATTCGTTTTGTAAACTTTACTCCGTCATTATTTACCTCAGTATACGTTACCGTCTGTACCATTCCGGAAACTGTATCTATAAGCTTCAATGGCGTACCGCTTAACAGTTTTTCTTTTAATGCATTACATGCCTCTTTTAACATTTGATTTTGATTTTAAATTATACTCTAAACTCTCCGAGTTCTCTATCCATGATCCTTACTAATTCGTCGTATGCCGTACGTTTCATGATCTCCAGGTTATCCCCTACCAGAACAGCTCCGATAAAATCGCCGTATCTCTCCCTATTCCAGTTCATCTTTTTTTGTCCTTCAATTGTGTTATTTCCCAATGGCGCCACGTATGAAAATAAATTTATTTCAACTTCCTGCGGAAACATGCCGGCCCACATTTTACCGCTATACGTTAAATCTACATATCTATCCTGGAGGCCTTGGGCTTTCCGAAAATCTCCCCATGTCGTGCCGTCCTGTGCAACTTTATTGGATTGCAAATAAGCCAGGCCCCTATTATTTAGAAATTTGCCCCAAAAATAATTTATTGGCAATTTGTTTTCTGAATAGGTCTTTCCAAAACCTTGATCTTTTATAACTCTTTCAGCCAAGGCCTTGCCGGTTAAGCTTACGGTAGTGGCCAAGGTTGGCAATACTTCAGGCAGTTTATCCCTGAATCCTTTTAGCTTGTTAACAAGCGCGTTTATATCTTCCATTATCCAAATATGCTACCCACATACATTTTGTTATTTGAACAGGAAAAACACCCACTACTACTCAAATCTATTTCAGTTGTAAGGTACGCAATCCTGTTATTATATTCTTTTTCATAATGATTTCTCATTCCATACATAGCCTCCCTGTTCATCATTGTTATTCTTTCAATGGAAGAGCTCATTAATATTTTATTAAACAATATTTCCCCAGCCTTAAAAAGAACAGACCATGCCGAAATTAGAGATACAGCCTCCTCCTTATAAAACTTATCGCATACTACAGCCGCTGTGTCGCAATAAATCTGAGCGCCTATGCTTAATCCTCTAGCAAATTTATCATTGATTCCGCCAAAGCTATCATAATCATCAGCCTGGCCGCCTGTAAATGTTACATACTGGCTGTACGCGTCGCCTCCGGAGCAGCCGCAAGATGTAGAATTGTCTACGGGCTGCTCATTTCCCTCTTTTTCCCATACAAAATAATAGCTCATCTTATACCCTTTTACAGAAAACGGTAGTTTCATTTCTTCCGGGATCGTAACATTTACCCACTTGTTGGCCGTCGTCTGAACAGTTGTTTCATAAACTATATCTCCGTAAGATAGGCCGTCTATTATAGAAATTAGTTTCACAGTCACTGTTTTTGAGTGGCTTATATTAATTCTTAGTGAGTCAATTTGAATTACTGCAGCGTTAATGTCGTTTGGCTGAATTTTAACGTACTGCAAATTCTTTTGAGCGCCCAAAAATCCAGAGTATTGCAACCGCCCTAATTCTCCGATAAATCGCGCCCTGTTGCTCTTATATTTTTCAGATAACATTATCTTTAAGTCATCCGTGTACTGGCGCTGTGCAGCCTCTATGGCCTCACTTGCCATCTTGTAATACATTCCGCAAGCATCTAAATACTTTATATCAGAAAGCTTTATCATTCCTTTGAGGTTCGCATCTAAATAAAGGCCTGACGTACTTTTTTTTGCGGCTTCTATCTGCTCAGGACTCAATCCGTCAGCAAGGCAAAGACAATCCATTTTTGAAATTCCCACTATGTTTTTTAAACAATCCATAAGTTTTTGATTTTAAAATTATTCTTTTTCAAAGGTATAAAAAAACAGCAACCCGTAAAGGCTGCTGTTAATGTTTAGAGAATGTAAATAAATTATGAAGCTACACGCGTATAAGATAATACGCCGGTAGGTGTTACAATGGTAGGGCTTCCGCCTACGTTCGCTGTTACCGGGCACCCTTCCGGATTCAATTCAACAAGACCTTTTGTTTTAAGCTCCCACATATGAATGTACCTTTTGGCATTTCCTGTAACAACACATTTGATTTTATAAAGCACATCATACTCAACACCTGGTAATAGGTTGGATTTAATCCTGTATAAAGTATCTTGTACATTTCCTCCGATTACCGTCTGAGTTGATGGGTTATCATTTACCGTCTGAAAGGCTACGGCGCCGGAACCAATCATAAATAAACTGTCTGTCAGTCCTGCTGCTGCAAAATTGAATTGATCATCATAAAGCATGTCTTTAAAGACGTTAAGCCTTGCGGCATATCCTTTACCTTCACTGTTTCCGCTGTCAAAAGCCGCATTCAGCATGTCAACAAAAAATGTGCCATTATCAATGATGTAAGGCGATGCAATTCTATTTAATTTCGACTGCTGTAGGAAGTTTGCCAGCAATTTAAGATTCCCGTTATACTGACTAACAGGATCCAAATCTGTAAACTTTGTGGTTTTAGCCACATTGTCATAGATAAAAGGTTGCGGAGCCACGTTAACGCCGGCAAAAGTTTTAATTTTTACTAAAACTTGTTTAGCCCACCATTCATCCAGAGACTTAACGGCTGCTGCCAAGCCTCGCGCGATTTGCTCCTGAAAATCATAGCTGTCTGTTTTAGTTTTTAGAGCATCAATTGAAAATCCAGCAGATTTACACAAATTAGGCTCGTAACTTTTGCTTTTTGTCCCTAATTCCGGATAGGACGGATCACACGTTTCTACGCAGTCCTGGGCTGTCATTTCGCATGCATCAATCCAGGTAACTTTTACCTTTCTCCTTTTCTCTTCCCAGTCGTAAAATTCTTTGAACTGTACTGTTTGCCGCTCTAATACGGCTCTTGCTGCCTCAGCTTCCGGTTTTAAGGATGCCGCATATTGGCTATCTGTCCACATTTGCTCAGCTTTTAAATTGATTAAGCCAAGCTGTGAAGCTGTGAAATCTCCTGCTGCCATTATTTTTAAATTGTTTAGTTGTTAAATTATTCTTTGTCCGGCTCAGTTTTAGAGCCTGTGAAAGCGGCTAACGCTGCCATTCTTTCAGCCAGGGGGACTGAGCTATCCCGGGCGTACGCCTGTGCCTCCTCTTCAGTTTTAAAGGTTTTAGCTACTCCAGCGGCGCCCTGGCCCCCTTTATTTTCATTTCCGCCGTTGCTTCCGCCGCTGTTGCTTTGGAACTCGTAGTAATTGCCGGCCACTTGCTTTACAATATCCTCAAAGGCTATCGCGTGCCCATGTGCATCATCATAACGCTTGCCATCTTTCAATACTAAAAAGGTCCCATCTGGCTGCTGTTCGAAATCGTAATCTTTAAGAGAATTTACAAACGTATTTCTCAAGTTTGAGGCTACATTTGGATTTTGAGACTCTACCGGGTTAAGCGTGGCCAATAAATCTACCGCCTTTTGTCTTACGCCGTGGAAAGTCTCATTCCTTTTATTTGCCGCTTCAATCTCGGTAAGCTTATTGGTATGCTCAGTGTTCAAGTCCTCAATTTGTTTTTTAAAGGTACGTTCCATGCTTAAAAAAGCAGGATGTTTTTTTACATCGTCCTCTGTAACTTGACCTGATGCGCCCGACCCTCCAGCGTTGGCAGAAATAATATCTTTTATTAAATCAATTCCTGTATTTTGGCTATCTATTCCGTACTCAGCTCGCAATTCCGCCTCGAATTTTTCGCGCTCTTCTTTTTTAGCTTTAGCGTACCCCTGGTTAAAGCCTTCTTTAGAATCTGCGCTAATCATTTTAAGCGTTGCTACTCTTTGAGCGTCCATTTCTTTGAGTTTAGCGCTTACGCTCTCCTCAGTTGCTCCCTCTTCATTTAATAGCTCCTCAATTTGCCCGTTATCCATTTTTAAAGTTGTGGAAAGCAACCCCATCAAAATTGTCTTTAAATCCATAATGAATTTTTAATTTATTTATTGTCCTGTTTTTTGTCCTGTGTTGTTTTCTTATCGGCCTTTTCGCTAACTTCCGGAGCGGCCGCGCCTCCTTGGTTATTTGCTTTAAGTTCTTGGATTTCGGCGGGAATTTCTTTTGCCTTTTTAGCCGCACCCCCTATTACAGAAAACATTCCAGTATATCTGGGGTTGTCCTGGACCTTTATCCATTGCTCCTCTGTAAAGGAGCTCTCTACACCGTTGTAATTATTGACTGCTTTAATCATGGATCATTATTTACCAATTGATTCCGCAGGCGGTTTGATTTCTGCGGGCGGTTCCTGTTCAATTTTCCATTCCGGCATCTGGCCCATGAAGTTTTCAAACGTATAACGGCTTACTTGCTGCTTATCGCCAGTCTTGACATTAACGAGTGATACCATTTCGCCAAAGCTTTGGGTTTTTTGAGCTTTCATGTTGTTTTGAATCTCTCTTGCCTGGGCGGCTTCCAGTGCTAGATCCTCAGATCTTTTCTTATTGGCCGCCTGTAGCTGTTCAGTTGTTAAGCTTGGATCTGGAGCGCTTACATGCAAATCCAGGTACTCTGTGAATGCATTAATATAATCCTGGTTACTGGTCGGAGCCTGATTCTCTTTAGGCCCATGGTTGTCGCCTCCGGTTAAATCTAATGTTAAATCCGGTTTGGCCGGCTCTGTTCCTGACTTGTCTCCTTCGTTTGTGGTTTGCTCTTCAGCTGCTTTCTGTGCTTCTGCTGCTGGTGCTGCCTGTAGCCGTGCTTTTTGTTCATCGGTACCGTAATTTTTGATTAAAGTTTCATCTTTGATATTTGCAGGAGGCGGATTTAATTTGTCCTGCTGGTATCTCTCTATGAGCTCCATACGCTCGCTGTTTGAAAGAATGTTCTTTTGCATAAATGAATTTTTTTTTTATTTACTCCGTCAAAGTTAATCAAAAAAAGTTATGACAAACAAAAACCCGTCAAAAATGACGGGTTTTCACATTAACAGGTAAATACATCGTAAAATCAAAATAAGGTCATTTTAATGCCTTTCTTTAGCCTAGAATTAAGGCAAATATACAAAAAAAACTCAATGCCTAAACATTGAGTTAACTATTAAAAAAACTAACGTAAGTAAATAAACCGATTGGTTGATGGTGTAAATATAATAAAAAAATCCCAGGCATACACCCGGGATAAATGCTGTTGAAAAAATAATCCTTTAAGTACGGAAAAAAACCGTTTGTTCTTGCTTTGCAAACATACGAATAATTTTTAAAACAAAACCCCTCACTTTTAAAATGAGGGGTTTTTTACGGCAGTTCGTCGGGTGGCGCCTGACCCTTTCGCAAGACAGCTGTCCTGACTGTCGTAATTTTAACAAATTTAAATCATAAATCTGTAGGATAGCACCACAAATATAAACAAATTATGCCGCTTTCAAACTTTTTAAATACTCCTCCGCGTCAGACCTCATAAAAAACGCAAGAGTGTTAGGAATCCAGTTTAAATGATGCCGGCACCCATAGCCTCCCAGGTCCACAAACGGATTATAGTTTGGGGGTATCGCCTCCTCTAACTTAAACTCCTGAATCTCGGTTTTATGGTAAACCTTTCCGTTATGCTCTTTGCAGAACTTCCGGGAAGTCTCGATTAAGCCACCCTCATATACTGCAAATTCAAACTTTAACTCGTCGGCAAAAGTTAGCGCCGTTCCTCTGTCTATTTGGCTATACAAATCATAAGTATAATTCCGGTAATACTGTTTTAGCTTTCCGTATTCGTCGGAATTCCCTCGCGTTGGTATGGGATTTAGCCACTCTGCAAACTCATCGCGCATGCTAAACCATCCCTGCTGGCCGTATACTGATTTCATCGCCATGTTTTTAATTTTTACTTTCAAATCTGGCGTTTGGATGATCGTATCTATATATCCATTTCGCTTGGCTGTTTTATCGCCTTCAATACCCAGCCATTCTTTAACATTTTTCATCACCTTTTCTTTAATCGGCAACAATTTTGCGTCTTTCGTTAGGGTGCTGAAATATCTATCGTTAAAATCAATTACTTTACTCACTCCTCCTACTAGAGCGGTTACAATAATAGGGCTGGCCTGCTTATAAAACGCTGCAAAAATATTATCTACTGTCAACATCAGATTACGGTTAAAAGCATTGTTTAAAACTATCCCATTATCATCCCTTTGCAGTTTATCTATAAATCCATCAAAGAAAAGTTTAGTAAACATGCTTTGACTTTTGGCGAAAGATGTAAGCATTTGCGCGTTTAAATCTTCTATAAGCCGATCACGTTCCCTGGCCAACTTATTAATGTGCTTCCTGTTCATGCTTTATTTTTTTAATGGATCCTCTTCCCCGTTATTCGCAGGTTCCGGCTCGCTTGGCTCCTGCTCCCCGTTATTGGATCCGTTAGTTAAAGGAACTTCCTGGGTATTGCCTCCCAACAATAATGATTTATCCGGAGCCTCTGGCGTGCCATTCAATATGCGCTCCGTCCATTGCTCTACCTTCTCCTGTACTATCTCCCACTGTTTTATAAAAGGCAATAAATAAAAGCCATCTTTTTCCCGCTCAATCTCAGAGAATATAGACTCAAAGTTAGAATAAAGAATCTTTGTAAAATCGCTTACATACTGTGTGCTCAATAGCATGGTAATTTCTTCTGACCGCTTTCCGTTGAATGGGTAAAACTCATGGCGAACCCGATATTTCAACAAAGATTCATCATCCCCATTAAACATAACCTCCGCAATATCGTTGTTTATAATATCCCGAGTAAAGCTTGGCGCGTCGCTATCATTAACAGACTTTAGATCACCCAATAGGATTGATAAGGTTTTTAATTTAGGATCTGCAGGAAACGCGTGTATTAAATCATAATCATCCTTATCCTGGCCAAACCCAGCCAGAGCCGCGCACGTGTAAACGATAAGCTTCCAAACCTTACTGTATTTCTCACTGTATGGCTCTATAGCGTCATATATTCCATCCATATTGGCGTCTATCTCCGTAGCTGTTTTCGCTATCTGAGCCTCAGCGCTTACAAACATATTGCTATTATAAACAGCCATGTGAGCCCTGATTTCCATAGACCTTGAATATTCATCTTGCCATTTTACCAGATCAATCGGAGGCGCTTTGTAGGTCTGCATCTTATCCAGGTCTAATGCCTCCTTTGGATCTTCCGGCAACGGAACATAATAAACCTCCAGCGCACTTTTAACCGTCATTGTTCCAGTGCCATTACATGCGGTACATATTGCGTTATCCCGAGTAGGACATCTGCCATTGTCGCAAGGCTCCTGGGGGTTTGCGCCGTTGCACTTTTGCACGTACTGCCATTTTTGAGGGAATGCATGAGAGGACATTGTTATATCTAACTCGCTGGTGGTTTTTAGAAGCTTCCTAAAATAAGGCATTGCCGGATTAAAAGGGTTAACATAAGTTCTTGCGTTAGTATCCAGGTCCCGAGCATATCCCACCTTAAATGCTGGCACATAATTTAAATTTGTTTCATTTATTGTTACCAGATATTTTTGGCCGCTTATAATCTCATACGCCTGGTTATATGCCAATACATAACCTACCTCATCATTAAACGCCTGGTCTATTGGATCATAAACAATGGTCAGCCCTTGAGCATAATGTGTATACCTATTACCGTCTTTAGATTTGGTTCTGCCACCTTCAATGGTATTGTATTTAGTTTTCACACACACATGTAGCCATAATAACACTTGGCCCCTGTATTCGTAATTCAAAGCGTCAAAGCTGCTTACTTCGAACGGGCGCGGTTTTATAGTTTCTGTCCGAGTCCGTGGCGCATCCCACTCTATAACCACAAAACTATTAGGATCCGTGAACGAAAGCTCTACAAACCTAGTCCGTAGCCAAGTTTCAAGACCATTTGTGTTGTCCATCATATCGCTGTTGAAGTCATTTAACATAACCTCAATCCTCTTGTTTATTCCAGGATTCCGGAAGTCATACCGTTTTGCAATATTGTTATTTCGACTCACTTTGTAAAAAGGTTTCATGAGGCTATTAGATACAGCCGGGCTTATGGCGTTTGTTAACTCCACTCTCTCTTTGAACATTGCGTCCGTTTCCCGGATCGTGTACCGTTTTAAATACTTCTCAATGTTCTTTCCTGTGATATGAGCTGCATACTCTTTGGCGTATTCTGTAACCTGGTCATAGTAACAGTGCTTTTCTCCGGTCTTAATCAGAGTAGCCGCCCGTAATAATGTTTCTTTCAAAAATATGGGATCCATGCTTAAATTATTTGCTTCAAAATTAAACAAAAAAAACCGCCTCAAAAGCAGAGACGGTTTTTAATGCCTAAAAGGTTACACCAAATACTTTAAATACCCTTTAAGGACCTCGCAGATAAGGCCCTCGGCGGCATCCGACGTATGGCCTATGATTTCATATAGCTTGCCCGTTAATGGATCCTTCTTTTTCTCCTTAAACTTGCCGCCCTCCTGGGGGTTCTCCTTCAGGAATTCAAAATCACGGATGAGCTGCGGGCATTCCTTGGAAACGTAGATCTCAATCTCCGGGAATGCGCCTGCAAAGATTTTCTCTAATAGCTTTTGTCTGGACATTACCCCAATGTTTGACGGTTTAGCCTTAATCTCTACACTGATAAACTTCTGTATATCTCTCTTTATGATCTTATACTGTGTGAGCGGCGCGAGGCCTGTTATCTCGTTATGCCCGGAGCCGTCGCCATATACCATAATCCCAGCCTTTCCGCCGTTAGCTGTATACCAGGTAGCAGCAGCAGTGGCGGCCTCTTCCGTTCGATTCTTTGGAGGCTCTAAACAAAACTCTTGTATAAACTTTATGCGCATTACTTCAATCGGCCTGAACGCTGAATGCTCCTTTCCTTCCGGGTAGTCTATCTTTTCGCCGGTTGCCTCATTGTAGTACCTAATTACACGGTCTATCTGAGCAGCCTCGCAGGTAATGTATGGCCTTACGTTGAAGTCAAAGGCCAAATACAATATACTATCCGGATTAAGCGGTATACGCTTAACGGTATGCCTGGCGCTCTTCCACTCTCTGAAGTATTCGCCGCCAGTCTTAGTGAATGGATAACCATAGATAAACAACATCTTTTCCTCCTCTGTGTAGGTGGCCATTAACTCCTCTAATTTGCCCTCTCTCAAATTAATGGCATTCCAGAAAGACTGATACACTACCGATGTTATATTCTCATCACTGTAATAGTAGAAATCATCCGGATCCAAAAGGCATTTAAGCATTTCATTTTTAACCTCGTCAGAATCCATCTTAAACATCCTCGTCAACCACTCTACCCCTCCATAGGCCGGGGATGTGTGGATGTATAAAGGTCCGAATGATTTAAGCCCACGCCTGTACGCCTCTACCTTATCCTCTTCATACTGCAGCTTATTGGTTATCGGATCATAATATAACCCAGGCTGCCGGATCCTTCCCATAATAACACCCCTTACTGCCTTCTCTTCCGTGTCCTTTGTTTCATCCAGGTGAGCCCAGCCAATCTCTTTACCATCGAGAGCCTTCCAGTTATCGAGGGATCCAAGGAAGATTAAGCAGCCATTAGCAAAAGAGATAGTATTTCGGTAGCTCTTCAGGGTGTGGTACTTTTTAAAGTGTGCAGGCGGTTTACGGTCTACAACATAAACTCCTTCCGGGTTTTCTTTCCGGTCATGCTCTTCCCATCCTTTCAATCTACGCCAGGAAGAAAACACCCTGTCAAGCGTGGCCGTTGTTAGCTGGTCATAAGTATTGGCGCCTATGAATCCCTTTATTTTCGGCGCTATTTCTATAACCTCAATAGTTTGTAACCCGATATTCTCAGACTTCCCGGAGCCCTGGCCGGCCATATCCAGAATCAATGGCGTACGGGCGTTATATACCGCGTGCTGCGGATCACTCAGGCGCACCAGCTTGTAATTTAACTCATCAATCATAATAAACTTTTTGAATTTTATAAACCACCCCTTTAAACGAAAAAAGAAAGCTATCACAATGTAAAAGCTTTCTGTAGTAAAAATAATATGATTTGCCAAATAGCTCACCATCTACCATTTTAACCAGGGAACCCCCGGCCCTATGGATTGAGTCGTTATTTGAGCAGATAAACACTGTTTTTTGTTTTCCTTTTTTAGTTTTCATTTGCAAAATTTACCGGGCTTATTTTGCAAAGATGCAAAATTTGCGCGGGTTATTTTGCAAACGCCTAACTCGGATTAACAGAATTGATCTGCATTACTTGTTTTAGCTTCTCAGGAACATAACGCTCCTGTGACGTCATAACCAAAACTGTATTATTGGTTATGTTCGTGCTACCCTTATTCGATCCCTGTTCACTGCCTTTCGTAAGCCACTGCAGGCGCATATCTACGCACTTTTGTATAATATCAAGAAAGCGCGGATCCCCTATCATTTCCTCGGTTTGCTCTGTTTCGCTGACGTAATCAGCCTGGATGTATTCTTTATCCTGGCCCCCCTCCATTTTCTTAGTTTTAGGCGAACCTTTGCGTTTATTGGTCTTTTTTACCTTGGCCTTACAGCTCCGGTGCCATGCCTGCCATGCCTGGTATTCTACCTCATTTAACCGAAGCAATTCCGTATTAATGCGCTGATCTATATCCGCCTCCCTCTCATCGTACCAGGTTTTCAGAATTGCTTTTAAATGCCTGTGTACCGTTGGCGGCGTTACATTGTAAGATACTAACGGGTTTACGTAATTCGCTATCCTGCTAACCCCGTAGCCCTGCAGGTACAGTTTTGATATTCGATTTTTCAGATCCTCCCTTTCGTGTATAGTTAAATTTTTTGCCATTTTTAAAAATATTTTTGTTACACGGGCCGCCATTTTACTTTAAACCGGCAATCCGTTTTCCACTAATTTAAGCCTTTTAATCAAACCTCAGCCTCTACCCCTTTTGTAGAGTTATTTGCGGGGTTTCTCCTCCCCTCCGGGCCTTATGGTTTACGCATGAAAAAAGAGGGCGTAATACCCTCTCTGTTTTGTGCGGTATTTCCTACCGCAAAGTTATCAATTGTTTTTATAATATTTTTATAGCAGTATTACGTTTAAAGGATTCGATATTGCCTTTTTTATAGCCTCAAAATCTTCAATGTAAATATCTTCTACTTCTTCACTTTCCATGAGGTCTGAGGCCCTTTTTTCGGCTTTTTCCAATGAGGCTAAAGCACATTCACGGGCATACCTCTCTGCAATGGCGTCTACCTCATCGCCTGTAATCTCTCCGCCCTTATAGCCTATCTCCTGATAAACTTCATCTTTGATTTCTTGTAAATTTTTCATAATAATTTTTTAATTAGTTTTTCTCTTCATTTTCCGCTCCTTCCCCCTCTTCTACAGCGGGCATTTCCATTTCTTGTATGTACTTTTCCCATCCGTTTTTGCGCGCATACAAAACATGGTTTGTTGCCGCTTGCATCATAGCGCCTGAACATCCCCCCACGGCAGCTACCATTACACTTTGCATTTTTTGCATGTCCTCATTTTCATCAATGGTAAGTCCTATAACTTTTTTGGATTGCGCAAAGGTTGGCTCTGCTTCTGGGTTTTGGTCCAGCCACTCCATGCCGGCTTTTACCATGTCTCTACATGCTTTCTCATATTCGCCGCCAAATCCCGAAATTTCTCTACATTTTTCTGTGTACTCGTAATTTTTCATTTTGATTTAATTTATTTATCGTTGTAAAATTATAATTTGATTTTGGTTTGTTTATCCTCACTTTTGAGGATTTTTAAAAAAAGGCGGCTGGGTCTCCGTCCGGCCGCCTACAGTTTCCTTTTTAGGTTTAGTGTTTGTTCAGTTTATTGTATTTATTTAATTATGCCTACTCTGTAAGGTTTTCGGCTTTCCCTATTTTTTAATTGCTTTTTCTTTCGCTTCCATTACCAGCCTATCTACCTCTTCGAAAGATTCCCGTACCCTGTACTCTGTGGAATTATTCATTTCTACCCACGCACCGTCTTTCATTGGGTAATCTGTGGACCGGTAACGCCTTATATCCTCTGCTTCCAGCTCTATTTTCTTAAAATCTATGTCTGTTAATTTAATATTGCTCATGATTTTGATTTTATAAATTCCATTACTTTGTCCATGGTTTGCCTTTGAGGTATCGATTTGTATCCCTCCTGAAATTGCTGAAAGTGAAAAACCACATCCTTCATGATTTGCATGGCCTCAGCCTCCCTATCCGGGACCTCTTCGAGCCAATACAACGGGGTCGCTGTTGTTTCCCGGAACCGCCTCCCATCGTAGTAAGTTTTCATTTTTGAACCATCCACGCCCGCTGTATAATACCAGGCTACATTTTTAGGCAATCTATCCGTTACAGGGATTTTTATATATTTTGTTTTCATAAAAGAAATTTAAAAATTTATAGACGCTACAAACGCCGCCTCAGGGGCCAGAACTCCAATAATCAAAACCAAAAGGAGCATAAAAATAAACACTATTTGCTCCTTGTGCCTGGCGTTCATCTGCTGCAAAGTTTTAATATTTCGTACTTCCATTGCGGTTAAAGAATCCCTACGCGCAGCCTCTAACTGCTGCTCTGTTAGCTCGCTTATTGCCAATCCTTTGTAAAATCGGCCGCAATAACAAGTACCGTTACTGCTCTCTTCGCTCTCCTGGCGGCAAGTCTTGGCCAGCTCAATATTAAAAGGGTTGTAATCTTTAACCCTGAAGTTATAAGCCCAGCTCACGCAATCAGCCCAACAATATTGATTTTTAAAAATCCGGTCAAATCGTTGGATAAAACTAAATCTGAATTTTTCTAATTTGCTCATAGCTTTTATGTAAAATTTCCGTGTTCGTCTATTTCTCCCTTTTCCCTCAGATCCTGCCATTCCTTACGCATTACCGGGGAAAGCTCCGCCCAGCACTCCGCACAAAACCAATTTCCAGAATTGTCTGATTTCATCGTTTCAATATCAGTACATTCTTTAGTGCAACTTTCGCAGGTTATATAATCCTGCTTTTCATCTTTTTTTATATGCATTCCCAAATTACTCATAGTTGAAATGTTTTTTTGATAGTTTTAAACGGCCCCAGATGCCGCAATAAATTATTTTTTCGTGCTTATAGTTACGGCGAAAAATTCGCTTTGCTTCCCTGGGATTGTTGGCATAAATCATACTTCCATGCAGCGCACCTGTTACATTATACTGCTCCATTGTTAAAGTTTTTACTTTCATTTTAAAAACCTCTTTTTAAACCCAGGCCATCTATGGTAATTCCTAAAATGTGGCGGTTATGGGCGTTATTATAAATAAACTTACCTTCTGAGGTGTGTTTAAACTGGAGTCTTTCGACCTCCTCTCCGTCTACCTCAACCGGAAGACTTCGCATTGTATTATGCAGGCTCTCTCCCTTATATTGAGCTTGACCATTTACAGGCAATGTGCAGTAAATGCCGGCCCGATTTACATCCTTTGTGTAACCCAGGTTATTTGGTCCCCATAAATAGAAAAACTCGTTTTCGGCCTTGGTGTGATGTATTGAAATTATCAGATATACTATTGCTTTCATTATTTTATCGTTTTGTTATTTCTGTTTTTACCACACTCTGAATGCCATATTTTGCCGGACCAATCTCCTGAAGCAGATTTTTTAAACCCTCGCTTTCCGCAAATACTGCATTTATCCCAATACCTTCGCTTTAAGGAATTAAAAAAATTAAATTGTATTTTCCAGTGCCAAAAATGCCATTTTGGCTCCTGCCACCACTTGCGCTCTTTCCGAAATATATCACAGGTAACAATACTGCTGAGATTTTCTATTTTTTCCGCTTTGGTAATCTTACCCCACTTTTCCGTAATAGAATCTCCAATAGAATCCGTATCATTTTCGGCAAACAATAAAATATCAGAAATATATTTTCTCATAAACTTGTTATGTCTTTTTCTGTCAACTTCTTTGTTGTTTTGCTCCTTAAAAATAATCCAGGCAGCTTGGCTGTACATATTTAAAACCACCCCTGAAACGCTAAATTTAGGCTCTCCGGTTGCATAAAACCAATCATCATACTTGAACTCAAATTCGCTCTTTATTTTTTTAATAATTCCACTAGGCAAATGCCGTTCCCGGATAAAATGACCGCAACTGTCATCTGTGCCGTCTGTTTCCGGGTCTATATGCCAAATCGTAATAAATGGATCTCTATACTCTCCGTTTTTTTTATACTTACTCCCTAACCTTATCTCAAAGGCTACTGATGCTGGATCATGCATTTTTTTCTATTTTTTTAAGTTGTAAATTAATTCCCATAATTCTGCCTCTAATTCTGCCTCATTATTTGAGACTTTATACCGGCCACTCTCAATGCCTTCGAAAAACATATTGTCCGGAACGGCCTGTTCTATTACGTCAAAGTTTAACGGGTTGTAATTACACATAGATTTGTGCCCTCCTGTTTTTTTACCCTCAGACTTGCGAACTTCAAAAATCATAAAAATTACAAGATCTTTGGAATCTAAATAGTAAAGCTCTCCGCACTCTTTAAACCCTCTTATAATATCACAATATCTCTCGTGGTTTTTGGCAAACTCTCTTAGCGCCGTATCTTCACACTCTTGAATAGTTGGCTTATCCTTACCCGAAAACATATCCCGCATAAATTCATAATATACATCTGAATAGGGCGAATATCTTTTTTTTATTTCGTCAAGCGAATATTTTGCATATTCCGCCTGGTCCATGGCCGCAAAACGCTTGGCGACATCTAAAAACTTCACGTCTGGTCGGCAACCTGTTAAAACTGGCTTAACAGTATCATTGCATTCGTTTTTTAACATAATTTAAATTTTAAAGATTTTTCTTTTGTAAAGTTCGTAAACTATCTCAGCCTCATGAAAGGCATCATCCGCCCCCCGGTGCGCCTCCACGTAGTCTGTCTCTCCAAAGAAAAAAGCGTACGCCTCCTCTACTGTTGGCCACTTATAACCTCCTCCCCATTGTTTGGGCAATTGGCATAAAGGCGTCGATAACTTCATAGGACAAGCCAATTTATTTGGAAGGACAAAACCCCTGTTTTCCATAAATCCAAAGTCAAAAGCATTATTAAAGGCTGTGATTCCTGACTCATAAAAGTATATTATATCCTGAATTTCAGGTTTCAATTTATCCAGACGCCGAGAGGTCCTTACATCCTCAACTGTAAGAGTCGAATTTTCCACGATCCAGGAGCCCTCTACATCTTCCCGGGTTATGCCCTTTTCGTGTGTTACCTGGTCAAAAACTATTGTACGATCCCCGTTAGATAAATTCAGCTCTACCAAACCAACCTCAACAATTTTTCCGCCCTTTTGCAGAAAGCCTGTTGTTTCAATATCGATAATTAAAATCTTATTCATTTTGCCGTTTTAAGTCTTTTAGGAATTGGAGTACGTCGTGGCCAATATAAATATTATTATCTCTGAACCATTGTATTTGCCTATAAGCCTCTACATAATCCTCAGCTTCAAAAGATATTTGTATTGATTTTTTGGTGTTTTTGGCTTTATCATCCTGAGGTAAATCCTCCGGCGCCTCCCAGTTTTTAGGAATGGTCAAGCCCCAATTTTTAAGACTTTCGATATTCCACGTATTGGCCAAAGCGTCATAATCATGCTCTCCAAAAGGAATGTTATCCTTGATAATGAATTCCTTTAGCTCTGCTAGGTTGGCTGTTGTAATTTCCTGCACTGGGATGTTTTTCTCCGGATCTTTTAGGAATTCACACCAAAACTCAAAAATTGCCGCCTGCTCCTCAGCTGACCGGTTCCGATAATCCACCATATCAGTGAGCTTTTCTGCTATTGTCTGGCTACTCATTGGCGCTATGGACTCCAGGGCCCGCGTACGTTGATTACCGCCCAATACAACATCCCGGTAAATCGTTATAGGTCTAATCTCCAACATTCCGGGGAAAAGTAAAACCGAGTTTACCAACTTTTTGAAATCTGCTTTTTTTATGGTCCGGGGATTTGCCGGAATTCCCTCTATCTGCCCATTATTCAACTGCAGATCATAAAGACTTTTTAAACTTATTCTATGTTCCATAAACCTAATTTTTCAGCTTGTTTTTCTGTTAATTCAATTTCAGGATATTCTAAAAATAATGATTCCACATCTGTAAATCCCGTATTTAATTGCCATCCAAAACCATGAATTTTATTCATTACAGACATTCCCCAATCTTCATGGATTAAATAATAATTCTCTTCATTACAGGTGTCTTTCTGTATTTCAAATCCCTGAAATAAAACCCTTTCTTTTGCTTCATGATACTCATTCATTTCATCAAAATCAAAATGACCATCTTGAACAGCTGTTAATTTTGGCATTTGTAAAAAATTCCCATTTTCATCACACGGAACAAACATTCCCAGGGTTAAAGGACGCTTTAAAAATTCTGCATATTTTATAATATGTAAAAAAGCCCCGGCACGCTGAAGCATTAAACCATCTTCAAATACTTTCCGTTTTAAAACATAATCCGTCATTGATAACAATTTATTTTCCATTTTTCAAATTTTCTATTTTGTTAGAATCCTGTTTCTTTTTAAACTCTAAACGAGCCTTTCGTATTTCTCGGCGTAAAATTATCTTTTCGTACTTTATGCGATCTATCTCGGTTCTCAGGGTATCTCCCAGCCCGTAATTAATCCAAAGCTCACACGAGATTCTTATAAGGCAATCCGCCCCCAGAAAGCCGAAAATTACCCAGAACGGCCACCTTACGAAAGGATAAAAACCCATTTGATTTAAAATAAAAGTTACAGTGAACATTACCTGCAACAAACTTAACCCCTTTCTCATTTTTAGTCTTTGTTTCTTTTTGTTAATATTAATATTAAAAGCCCAATGATAATACCGAACATAATCGGAAAATAATCTTCTGTCATTATATAAATTTTAATTGTTTAAAAATAAAAAAGCCGTCTGTAAAAACAAACGGCTTGATTGTAAAACAAAACTACCCTTTTTTATTGCCTATAGAAAGGCGAGTAATTTATATTGCAAATATAGCAATTATTTTACTTTGGCCGATGTTTCACGTGAAACATTAATACCTCATGAATGACCAGTGAGATTCTAAACCCTCTCTCATTAATTTAACCCTAATGCCTATCTCCTGCAGATGATTGTCAAAAGTGTTTAAAATTTTGTTTTTGTCGAAAATTTCTTCTGTGTGTTTTATGGCGGCCCAGCCCATAGATGTTGGCCTTTTCGGATCTATTTGTTCCACAATACCCAATATAACATGACAAATATAATAATACTCACGATCTTCATAATCTTTCAAAAGCTGAAGAGTGGCCAAGTATCCATATTGCATGGAAAGTTTAAATAATACGGTCCTTAACATTACCTCAGTCGCTTGGCTTATTGTTTTCATTTTAAAACTTTTCTTTAATTATATTCTGTTTCAACCATGATTCCATCCGGTCCATCCATTTGTTTTTTTTCACCAGGTGCAACCTGTCAGCTTTCGGATACATTACTATTTTTCCAAAATCACTGCTTTCAATCCAATACATCCCGGATCCTGGCTTTCCCTCATATACATCTTCTGTAAGCGCAAGGACCTGCAATGTAATAGATTTAAAACGCCGCAAACGTTTTTCCCTTGCGGCGCTCTGTTGGGAATTATAAGCCTTTGCCATCGTTTCCGATATCTAATAAAAGCCGGGCCACATCATCTTTTAATAGACCGGTTTCATGCATTTTAGAAACCAATTGCGAGGCGAAAAGCAGATCGTATCTTTTCTTTAATTCCTCTCCGTGCTTTTGGGCTAATTTTTCAATTTGTTCTGAAGGGCTGTTCCAACCCTGGTTATTTTCAAAAGTCCTCTTAATATAGCTTTCTAAAGTTATCAACTCTTTATCATATCCATATTTAACCTTCCCGGTTTTAAAGAATTCAGATATAAATTCATTGATTTTAATTTTGTAGTTTGCCTCTACCTCTTCGTAAACTTTTTTAGTTATTTGTTCGTTTACGCTGTTTTGTACTTTTTCATAGATCTCTCTTACAACCTCTCTTTTGATAATTTTTTCAACTTCTTGATTTAAATTGCCTTCGTCATCTACCCAGGCATCTTCTAATTCTACTGTGATCTCGATTTTCATAATGATTTATTTTATTGTTAATGTTAATTATAAGTGCAAGAATGCCCACCAAAATTTACCGTAAAACTGTTAATGTTTATCGGAATCCCTGAAATGTTTGTCCAGGAATAATAATAAAAATTCTGGTCAACCCATGCGCCCGTACTTGGCCAATTTAAACCGTTTACCTGAATCATATTATTAGGATTTGGAATTGCTCCCGTAGATTTGAAAAGCAGATAAAAACCGCTGCTTTGATTTTTGACAAACTGAGGGCATGTAAAAGAGCTGTTTAAATCGCTAAAAGCAATCTTTTTGATATACCCGTTACGGATTACTAAAATACTGTCATTTTGAGCCCCTGCCGGCACATTACGCGCCCTTAAATTCCCATTTATATCCAGGGTTGCTGTTGGGGTTTTGGTGTTAATTCCGACCTGGCTAAAAAACACTACCGGGAAAAGTAAAAAGATTAATTTTTTCATAAGAATGAATGCATATTTTTTAAAATTGTTTTAGCGGCTAATTTACGCTTGTGAGAAAAGTTTTTGTATATAACTCCGTAATATTTATACGGCTTAGGGATCTCATAAAATTTCTTCCAAGACTTACGCCAGGCTTTCGCTTTTCTTCCAGCTATTGAAAACTGAATGCTTAAATCTCCATAGCTTTTATCCAAATCAAACCAAGTTTCTTTAAGTTTCAAAACATGTGGATCTGATATGTTTTTAAACTCATGTTTTGAATCGTATATATCATCTATTTCAATTATAACTAACTCTCCGTTAACAATTGACATTAACTGAGGTTTAAATAATTTCTCCATCTTTCGCAATTGTTGATTGAGTTACACGATAAGCCAAAACAGTGTTATTAGATACTTTTTTTAACTCCCTGCCTATAGAATCTAACCCAGCATCATAAAGGAAAACGGGGATTTCTTTTTGTACTTCTTGACCATTATTTAGCAAAGTGCAAAGGCAAGTAATTTTTTTCAACGTTTTTGATGTTTTCGGTTTTTCAAGAAATGATGTGAACATAAATTTTAGTTTTTTGTTGGTTTTTAACCTCAAATTTAAGGTTGTTGTATTTTTTTGGTGTAATATATAGACTTTATCAAATGGGGCTAATTAAAACCCCTTTCTGATTAATTTAATGCCTCAAGAAAATCATTTAAATCTTCTGTGCCTATAACATCAAAGGAAAATAAAATTTTTCCATCTGCAGATTTAACCACCTCAGCAGTAAACATTTTATCCTTATCGTCAATTCCGCCAGGAATAACAACAGTATAAACCTCTACTTTTTCGTGAGATTGCATTTTAACAGAATGTTCTGCGATACAGTTTTCATTTACCATAATTTCGCCTCTGGCCAAATCTCTCACTTTCGAAATGATTCTTGATGCGGTTGGGGTTTGTTTTTTCATAAAAAAAGGTTTTTGTTTGTTTTACTCTACAAATGTATAAAAATATTTAATACCAACAAATATTTTTTAAACATTTTGATAAAAAAAATACCGCCCCACTCGGGACGGCATCACACCTAAATATTAATATGTGCCCTTACAGGCGTTTTATTTGAAATCCTACCAGGGAATTAAATACACGTTCCCCATATTGAGAGCTATTATTTTTTCGGCCATTAATGTTAAATGTAACTTCCACTTTTTGCCCGGGCTCGTAGCCGTCCAGCAAATCTGTATTAGCCTTGTTAAATTCGATCTGTAAAACCTGGCTGTACTGTTCTTCTGTTTGAATCCAGATTAAGCGCTTTAAAAATCCGTTATTCCCTACAGTCTCCTCATTAAAAACTGTATCTACAATACCAATTACTTTATAAGACATAAATTTTATTTTTTGATTTTGATTTTATTTTTTACCATTTCAAAAGTAAGATTTTCATTTATTCTATCCGAAATATTCGAAAGAACAAACAGAATTCCTGCTACGGCTTTGCTTTGTCTTTGAGAGTTTTTAAATATTTTTTGCTGTTCGTTATTCAACACAGCCCCACTCTCATACTTAGAAATTGCCGTTAAACGATTTGCTTTGTTTTTTGAGTTGATCGAATGGTTTTTTAATACTGTACTCAAAAAAACCGCTTCCTCTTCCGTAAGAGTTAATTTTACATTTTTACTCATTCTCGTTAATTTCTTTTATTTTTTCAGCAATTAACAAGCTGGCCCGATCTGCAATTTCTTGAAACTCTAATTTTTCATTAAAACACTTAGCCAAAGCATCGCGCATTTTTTTCTCAGACATTTTTTTATCGTTTTCGTAATTAAGCTTTTTAGCTTTTATTGTGTTTAATTTTTCGCCAGCTAACAGTTTTATAATTTCCAGCTGCTCCAAAGAGAAATTTTTTTCTTTTTCCATAAACTTATTTTACCAATTAAAACCCTCTTCCCGGGTATTTCCTTTTTTTGTTACAATATGCTCTAAAAGCTTCAAATCAAAATAACGCTTTAAATCTGTTTTTACACTCCAGAAACCTAACATTTTTTTTCTTATTCCTCCCTCGGAAACATCCTGGGGGCCTTTGTAAAAATAATCATGCTGGTTTATATTTACTACCTCTCCATTAAAGAGATCCTTTACTCTTAGCTGGTTTTTCTCCAACGGAATATTTTTTCTTTGCATTTATTTTAAATAATTTGGAACTCGTTGTATTTCGCTTTCTGTGAGCAGGTGTTTAAACTCATTAAACCGCTCTTTCATTATCGGTAGGCATTGCATTGATTTGGCAAAGTCGCTGCCGAGGTTGTCGTAATTTCCATGACAAGTGGGACAAAGAAAAACCCGATTCTGGGGATGGGTGGCCACCGTAGGGAATCCGTAATTATCTCTCTTTGGTAATATGTGAGCCACCAGGGACCGCCACATATTTTTATTAGACCGGTAATAAGTAATATCTGTTTGGCAATTTTCGCAATTATTTGGAATTTGCGGAAGCTGATTGGCAAAGAAAACATTTAGTTCTGCTTTCTTATTTTTCTTCTCAATCCCTGATTTTGATTTACTGGCTTTTTTAATGCCCTTTTTTCGGTTATAGGCCCAATAATGGTGCTCACACATTCCGAAAGAATTTAAATCGACCGCATCAAGCTTATTTGTGGTTATGTTTGATTGAGAATCAAAATAAAACTTTCCTGTGATCGGTTTTTCCGCATTATCGGAACATAAACCGCATTTGCCTGTTTTTGTTTTCATTTTGTATTTATTTAAAAGCGGCAGATTTACTGCCGCTTTATTTTTTACTGCTCGCTACCTAAATACTCATCTTCATTATTCCACGGCGCCTCTTCCTCCTCCTCTTCACTTTCAGCCGCTTCAGCCGCCCTGGCTTCAGCTTCTTTCTCAGCTTTAGTTTTGCGCTTCTTTTTTGGCTTTTCCTCTGAGATTGTTACACGATCCGAATCATCAGAGCTCTTTACCTCTTCATATTCTGCCTCCTCAATATCTGTAGGAGGTACATACTCAATACCGATTACATCATTAACGCCGGCTTCCGGGGTTGCTTCTCCTTCATTGTTGAAAAATTGGCCGGTTGTTTCGTCCGGTGTTAAACGCCGGCTTTCGATCATTTCTCCGTAACGGTCAAAAAATTCCATCTGCCCATTATTGTAATTTGGCACCCCATAGAGGGCATCGTTTACCTTGCGCTTCCCGCTGTCAATCCTGGCAAGCTTTTCTGTCATTATAGTCTCAATCCCGGTAATTTCAGCCTTAAAACTTTCAGCTGAGGCCTTGGCGTTGGCTTTTGTATTGGCCAACGTCTGAGCCTGGCTTACATAATCAAATCGGTCCCTCTCTATCTCCGACTCTGTTAATGTCCGTTGATACTCTTTTGTCACTTGTGTTGTGCAAACTTTTCTTAATTGCTCAATCCGGCTGGTAATATCAAGATCCGGATAAAAATGTACTGTTTTCATTTAATTAAAATAATTTATTTGTTTGTTTTTCGCTTATTACATAATCTGTGGCAAATCCTTCTGTTTTACCTTTTTCTGTGAGCTGCTTTTTAACGCTCATCATATTATCAATATCTACAGTGCCATCTTTTAACATAGCTTGTAAGACCAGAGACACAGCCGAACGTTTGGACGTTGGTATAGCACACGGCGCCGGATCTCCTTTTCTAGTTATTACAAAAACCATAAACCACTATTATTTCCATTAGGATCAACTTGTTTAATGACATCGTGGGCTGCCTCTACAATACCCTTTTTAAAAGCCGCTAGAATATCATTAGATAAGTTGTTTTTACATTTTGGAAGAGGCATTTTTAAGACGCTATTAATGTAAGCTCTGATACTTGGCAGATCTGCCGCCAAATCATCCAAATTGGATATAAGCGCCTCTTGACTTAATTCATGTTCTGAATTGTAGCTATCATATACAGGAGTTGTGTTTTCAATATCAGAATAATCTTTAAAAGGCTCTGCCTTTTTTGTTAACAGTTCTTTGATTTCAGAAAGATACTGTGTGAAATCTTCACGTTTTTTTGCTGCTGCCTCATTATACGTGATTTCTACTAATCCATCAGCGAAAACATAAAACCTTTCTTTTTCCGGATCATCAGTAAAACCCGCATCTAAAAGTTTGTCCCGGCGAACTTCCAGAACCTCGTCCCTCAATTCTTTTGCTTTCCGTTCGTTTTCCTCTTGCTGATCTTTTATCTTTTGCCGCTCTTCAGCTTCTTTTTCAAGCCGTTCGGCCTCGGCATCATCAACGCGTTTTTTTTCTGCTTTTACTTTACCCAGGAACGCCATGTAATTAGAATCTGACATTTTTCCAATACTGATTAAATCCATAGAGATGTTTTCCAAAACATACATTTCGCCATCAAAAACAAGACCTGCTGTTTTTAATTCAGTAACTCTATCTTCCAGCTTCTTTTTAGCCTCTGCCTCTTCCCTTGCTTTTTTTTCCGCCTCCCACTTTTCATACTTATCTTTCTCAACTTTTAAACGTGCCTCTTCCGGAGCAGCTACAGCAAGAATTTCTGTATTACAATAATCGTTTACTCCTTTTTTGATGAGGTCGTAAGGCTTGCCAATCTCTTTGCGCTCAGCATCGCTCCCGGTTCTGATTTTTACAAGCTTGTTATAAGCCTCTTTCACCTTTTTGTAGCCCTCCTCGTCCTCTTGGTCTTTTACCTTGAGTTTTGATGTGGTTTTAATTAGCTGCTCTGTGCTTTCCCGGGAATACCCAAAGTTTACCACCTCAGCATTAATAAAAGCCTGAATGAGCTCAGTTTTTTTTCCTTCAGGAAAAATCATCTGTTTTGCCTCCTGGCGTGGTAATGTGATTAAATTTGTTTCTACGACCTCAATAGTCTGTACAGTCTGTGCCTGTCCGGCTTGGTTTTCTTTTGCCATTGATTTAATTGTATTTAAGTTAATATATTTCTTTGTATGGAATAACCCAATTAGAAAAATTGAATATTTTTTCAACTTCTGATTTTAAAGGCTCTTGTAACTGAATGTCTACGTAATGTATTTTATCTCTACATAATTTAGAATTGGTGGCAGATATATTCATATATAGCTGAAAATCAAATTCAGATTCCCCATTTAAAAAAGCTTGAAATAATTTTTTTAAATCTTTTAATTGATCTCCCCGACCGATTACAGAGGTTTTTATTTCAAGAGTAGCGCTACGAATGCCATTTTCTGCCATAAAATCTATTTTTGATTCTAATACATACTCTAATCTAATAATACCCTCATACGCTTGTATTTGATTCAGAGAAATACTTTTTACAGTAAAAATATTATATGTTTCCATAAATTAAAGTGTTGTTTTGTTTTACGGTGTAAATATATAAAAATATTTAACGTCAACAAATATTTTTTAAACTTTTTTTAGTTATGATTTTTCGGGAATCAGGATACAAATTAAGCTGTAGAAGGTCTTGTAATTTGAAGAGGTAAACCGAAGTACGCGCCAGCCGGAGCAAACGGCCGTATTATACTTATCGCAGTCTTGCGTATATCCTAATTGGGTTGTATGCCGGCTCTTGCCAGTGGTGCCCGTTCCTTCAAATGTGCCCTCATATTCTATAGCTATTAACTTTTCAGGGATTGCAATATCAAAGCGCCACATTCGCTTGTCATGAAACCTGTACTCAGTTTCAAATTTAACCCCCATGGATTTTAAAACTATTTCAATGTGTTGTAAACCTACAGGTTTAGGTTTTGGTGATTTAATTTTTGCCATTTTGTTTTAATTTTTTAATAAATTTTTTAATTAAAGGAGCGCTCCAACGGTCCACATATCCATCTTCATTGGGGTGCTTCCATTTTGTTTTTTCCCATCTACTCATAACATCGTGCAGGTAGTACCACTCTCCCCAAGTAATAAGATTTCTTTTTCTGATGATACAAAACAGACCGCCGTACGTAAG